AGAGACTACTATAATAATAAGCAGTGGTCAGACGATGAGGCAGAAAAGCTTAAGGCGCGAAAGCAAGCGCCCATCGTAGTTAATCGAATTCAACCAAAAATAGATTCATTAAAAGGTTTGCTAATTAATCAGAGGGCAGACCCAAAAGCATTCCCCCGCACTCTTAAGCACGAAAAAGCCAGCGAAGCCATCACTGACGCATTGCGCTATATAGATGACAATGCTGATTTTGATCACGTAGAGCAAAGCTGTGCTGAGGATTTCTTCGTTGAGGGGACTTGCGCAGCCATCGTTGAGATAGACAAAAAGCGTAATGTGGCGGCTAATCGCATTCCGTGGGATCGATTTTATTATGATCCGCATAGCAGAGAGCTGGATTTTAGTGATGCTAAGTTTCTGGGAATTGTCTTGTGGATGGATCTTGATGATGCGCAAGAAATGTTCCCTGATCACGCTGAAATATTTACCCAATTAGTTGATATGTCAACTAGTTTGTCTACAGAGACATACGACGACAAGCCTGTTTGGATAGATCGAGAGCGCAAGCGCATCAGAATTTGTCAAGAGTACTGCAAAGAAAAAGGTAGCTGGAAAGAAATCTTTTATACGTTTACCACAGTACTAAAACACGGCGAAAGCCCGTATCAAGATGAAGATGGGGAGCCGATTAACCCGATTATTGCTTCTAGTGCTTACATAGATAGAGACTTGCAGAGATTCGGTCCCTGTATGTACTGGTTGGATTTACAGGATGAAGTTAATCATAGGCGCTCAAAGGCTTTACACCTTGTTAGTCAGAGGCAAACAGTATCAAGACGTGGAGCTATTCAAGATATCGGTAAGCTTAAGCGCGAGCTTGCTAAGCCTGATGGCCATGTTGAGTATGACGGTGAACCTGGTGACTTTGACATACTAAATACTAACGATATGTCACAAGCCCAGTTTAGCTTACTAGGTGAAGCCAAAGCAGAGCTAGACGCGGTAAGCGTTAACGCTCAGCTAAGCGGTGAAAGACAAGGCGCTATAAGTGGTGCAGCGGTCCAAGCACTGCAAGCTGGCGGCATGTTAGAACTTGCTCCTGCTATGGCAGCATTACAGCGATGGCGGCGTGGTTGCTATCGCCAGTTTTGGTATCGTATTAAGCAATTTTGGCGTGAAGAAAAGTGGGTTCGGGTAACGGACTCTTACAATACGCTTAAGTGGGTTGGCTTAAACCATAAAGTAACTATCGCTGAAGTGCTGCAAGAGAAAGCCAGTGATGAGTCGCTTGATCCAGAGCTAAGAATTCAAGCAGCACAAACCTTGCAAGGCATGACACAAAGTCAAGATCCAAGGCTAACGCAGTTTGTTGAGACCAGGAATGAAGTGGCAGCGCTTGAGATGGATATCATTCTTGAGTCGGCACCTGATACGCTAACCATACAAAATGAGCAGTTCCAACTATTGGCACAACTAGCAGCAAGCAGGCCAGAGATACCATTTGCCGCAATACTTAAGCTTAGTCAGATCAGAGAGAAAGACACTATCCTTGCAGATATAGAGCAAAGAGGCGAACAGCAAGCGCAAGTGCAGCAACAGCTAGCAGCAAGCCAGGCACAAGCAGCACAAGCAGACGCGCAAATGAAGCAAGCTAAGCTACAAATAGATGCGGCGAAGGCTGAGGCTGATATCAGCAACACTCAAGTTGACACAGTTAAAAAGCAACAAGAAGCTGAGCAAACAGCGCTAGAAAATCAGATTTTATTGAACACTCCTGTTACCTCTACAACTGTAGCGGTATAGGGCTGACGCCGAGCAACGGGCGAGACTGACGACGAGTAGCGGTCGATATAAAAGGTGACTTATGTCCGAATCCTTACAGAGCTTAGAGGATGTTTTAAATGGTGTTGAACCTCAAGAGCCTAAAGCGGCTCCAGTAGAAGAAGCACCAACGGCTGAGCCAGAAGCGGCTCCAGTAGCGGAAACGCAACCGGAACCAGAAGCGGCAAAAGATGAGGGTGAGCCAGCGGCACCCAAGGTTGAATCTGAAGCAGAAAATTGGACAAAAGCGGCGGTATTAGATGAGCGGCGAAAGCGGCAAGCACTGCAAGCAGAGCTAGACCAGCTAAGACAAGCCAATCAAGAGCAGGTTAAAGCGCCAGATATTTTTGAAGATCAAGCCGGTTATGCTGACTATATAGCTCAGCAAGTAGACCAAAAGGTTTTTCAAAATAAAGTAGAAATGAGTCAAGAATTTATGCGTAGTATTGATTCTGACTATGACTCTAAAGAGTCGCAATTCTACGAGATGGCACAGCAAAACCCGTTACTGGTTGAGCAGGTAAGACAACACCCTATGCCAGCTAGATTTGTTGTCGAGACAGTTAACAAGGCTAATGAGCTAAAAGAGCTGTCTAATGTCGATGACTACAAGGCAAAGTTAAGGGCTGAAGTTGAGGCTGAAATTAAGGCAAAGATGCAAGCAGAGTTTGAGGCGAAAGCCAAACAGCAAGAGCAAGTTTCATCAATTACGCCATCTTTAGCAAATGCACGGTCAAATGCTTCAAACAGTGAGCCTCATATCGAGCAATCACTGAGTGATATATTTGGCGGTCGGTAGTTAATTAACTTAGGAGGCCATCATGGCTAACACTACTGTATCAAGTGATTTGCGAGTTACCAAGTACCTTGCAGAATTCTTCCAAGAGTACGTCCGTAATTCGCGCTTTTCTCGCTACACCGGAATGGGTAGCAACAACGTTATAACAATCAAAGAAGGTCGTAAGCAAATCGAGATTCCTTTAGTGACTCGATTAAAAGGCAACGGCGTAACTGGCTCAGCTACTTTGCGCGGAAATGGCGAAGCTGTTGGCAACTACGGCTTAACTCTTTCGCCTACTTATTACCGTCATGCGGTTGAGTTTGATAAGGAAGAGATGGAAAAGCCTGCAATCGACCTTATGCAAGCGGCTAAGCCTTTGCTAATGGATTGGGCTAAAGAGCTTCAGCGAGATCATATCATCGAGGGTATGGGCGCTATCTATGACGGCACCACCTATGCCAATCTTGGTGATTCTGCGGCTGCTGCTAACGATACTTGGAACACTAACAACAGTGATCGTATTCTTTACGGTAACGCTAAAAGCAACCTTAGCGCAGGCGACCACACTGCATCATTGGCAAATATCGATACTACTAATGACACATTAGACACTGGTATCGTTTCACTTGCTAAGCGTATGGCTCAACAAGCTGACGCGCACGTTCGTCCTTTGCGTAATACTGAGGATGAAGAGGCGTTTATCTTGTTTTGTGATCCTTATGCGTTTCGTGACCTTAAGTCTGACAGCGCTATCCAGCAAGCTCAGCGCGAAGGTTTACAGCGTGGCGCTAAGTTCCAGCCTCTTATGACTGGCGGCGACTTACTCTGGGATAACGTAATTATTCGCGAAATCCCCGAGATTGCTGACTTCATTGATGGTACTAGCGGAACTAATGGTGTTTGGGGCGGTGCTGCTACTGCTGACGGCCTTAACACTGCCGGAAACAGTTCTAGCCGTGTTGGTGCGTGTTTCCTTTGCGGGCAGCAAGCGCTTAGCTATGGTTTAGGTCAACGGCCTCAAACTATCGTTGACAAAGATTATGACTTTGGCTTCCAACCTGGTGTAGCGGTTGAGCTTAAGCATGACATCCAAAAGTCTTTCTTTAACAATAAGCAACATGGCATGGTTACTGTGTTCGTGTCTGCTGCTGCTGATTCTTAATAGGGGGTGATCCAATGGCTGCTGAAACTTTAACAGCAACACGCGCATTAGCCGGCTTTCCGGTAGGTGGTGTCGGGCCAGCAACGTCTTTGCACATTGCTACTGGTACTTATGAGATTGCCGCTAACGTTGAAGATGGGGACATTTTCGAGATGTGCAAACTACCGGCCAATGCCGTTGTGGTTGGCGGCATGATTTACGGTGATGACTTAGACACTGGTACTGAAACCCTTGATATGGATATCGGCTGGGCTGCTAATGGCACCGATGCCGCTGATCCAGATGGGTTTGGTAATCTTGGTGTCTGGACTGGTGACGCTATCACTGACTGGAAACCTGTAGCTGGTATCATGTATCCGCTTCAAGGCGTCCTTTTAACTGGCGGGCCTAAGAAGTTTGCAGAAGAGACCACTATTCAGATCGAAGCCAATGCGGCTGCGGCTACTGGTGGAACGGGAACAGTTAGCGTAGTAGTTTACTACTTCGTAGATCCTAACTTCTCAGTGTAAGCTTGTGGGGGCTTCGGCCCCCATTTTACTAGGTGTCTATAATGAAATTTAAGTATATCGGCGATGATAATAACCCGCCAAAAGCGACAACAGTTTTCGGTTTTAAGTTTGATCTTGATGGTAGCGCGGTCGATATTAAAGACAGCAACGCTATCCAAAAGTTGAAGGGCAATAGGTGCTTTAAAGAGGTAAGGTCAAGTGGCAACACAGGCGGAAGTAAGAAAAAGAGCACTAAGGAAGTTGGGTTTAGCTTCAACGAGCCAAGCGCCAACGAGTGATCTTGATTCGGATATGCAGGAAGCGTATACCGAAACCTACACTATGCTCGAAAGGCAGAGTCAGACTTTTTGGGGTGAGTCCCTGGATGTACCTGATGAGGTCGCTAATCACCTGGCGGCGTTAATGGCGTTTACCCGAGCAAATGATTATGGCATTGGAACAGAACGTTATCAGCGGTTAGCAGCGGAAAGAACGGTCGCTCTTCGTGAGTTCAGGATGATGGCAGTTAACGAATACAACTCCAGCGATGATCCAGAGGATTTTTAATGAGAGTTAATATTCCGCTAATTGGTCCCACATATACTAATCGATCGGTACAGGTCGGAAACCAGCACACCCAAAACTTTTATATCGAAGCTAATCAGCAAGGCGAGGCGGCGGCATTAATGCCTTTCCCTGGTTTAAGTTTGTTTGCTACTGCTGGCAGCTCTCAGGCTAGGGGTATGGCTATATATAATGATTCACTTTATACAGTTAATGGTAATCTGCTTTATAAAATAGCCTTAAACGGTACGGTATCTACTGTTGGCACTATAGCCGGCGGCGGCAATGTCGTAATGGTCAGTGATGGTACAAACCTTATTATAACGACCGGATTTAGCAAGCCTTACAAATACGACGGCACAACTTTAACGCAAGGCACTGATGCGGACCTGCCAAACGCTTCGACTGTTACGCATATGAACCAACGTGTCATATATGATCAGGCCGATGGAATAGCGTTTGCTGATCTTGATGACCCGCTAACAGTTAATAGCGCTAACGTCTTACTGACTAATACTAGAGCTGACTCGCTCCAGGCTGTAATCAGCTTTAAGCAACAAATATTTGCGTTCGGAACTGACACTATAGAGCCGAGCTATTTTACAGGTACAGGTACACCACCCTATGCGCGAGTTAATAATGGTGTGCAAGAGATTGGTACTAGCTCACCTTATTCGATAGCGACAAACAAGGATTTTATCTACTTTCTCGGTACTGATAGACGCGTCTATAGAATGCAGGGCTTTAACAGTCAGCCGATAGATAATCCAGCGATAGGGCAGGCACTGCAAGAATATAGTGATGTTAGTGACGCCTATGGCCGTTGCATGTCTTTCGATGGTCAAAACTGGTACTTGCTAAGCTTTCCAACGGCCAATAGAACTTGGCTTTTTAATGAGGGTAGCGGGCTATGGACCTCGTTGGCTTATGGTACTGATGACAGCCAGCACCTAATACACGATTACGTCTATATTTATGATAAGCATTTAGTTACAGATAGGCGTAACGGCAATATATATGAACTTGGATTTGATTCGTTTACTGATAATGGTGACGTAATCCAGCGACAACGGGTAACACAGAATATTGATAGCAGAATATTAGGTGGTGAGCCTGGCAAAATGCTTTATATGAATAGGCTAGAGCTTGAGTTTGAAACCGGCGTTAGCGAAGTTACCAGTGAAGCCACTATTATCATGCAGTATAGCGATGACGACGGCAGGTCCTGGAGTCAGGAACAGTGGGCATCTATAGGTACTCAAGGCGATTACACCAAGCGCGTCCAATGGTTTGGCTTTGAAAGGTTTTATAAACGAAAGTTTAGGTTCACTATGACTGATCCGGTCAAGTGGGTGTTTATCCGCTTGATTGCTGATGTGGAGGTCGGTCTTGACTGATGTTGATCCTTTTGTAATAAAGTGGCCTGATAAGTGGGAAACTGACCCAGAAATAGGGCCGGTAATCCATTACCTAAACATGTTTTTGCATGATCTATGGTTAAGGACTGGCGGCGCAGACGATGCCGTTAGCGAGGTGCAAGTAGGCGAGCTTTACGAAACAGGAATAGAGTCTGCGGCGGTCACAGAGATACAGCAAAACCTTGACGGCGATACATTTGCTATTGATACCGAAAGCCAAGATAACGAGGATTCTTGGCAACCATTTATAGAAAGAGTACTTGATAAAAGGCGAGTCTCAGATAACACTTATGCCTCAAATTATAGTATGCTATCTGTGCGGAATGGGAAAAGGGTTTATTTGCCAGAGTATCCAGACATTGATAGCGAGGTGATTGTTATTAATGAGGATGGCAGCGGCATAACGGTCGATGGTAACGGGAACGATATCAGGATCAGGGGCAACACAGATAAAAGCGTAAACTGGTCTAGCGCAGGCCAATCAATCAACTTTCATTGGTTCGAGCAAGGGCCTTGGTGGGTGGCAATATGACTTATTTCGTAGTTAAAGGTGTTTCTCAGAACGGAACAGAAACCCAAATAAAAGCAACACAAGATGGTGAGCTACAAGTGCGCGCTATCACTGAAACCATACTAGAACACGCTTCTAGTAAAGGCGAGGCTTATGCGTGGCGGTCCGAAAACTCGGATATAGATGCGGGCGACACTAGACTTTTTGTTAAAAACACTAGCGACAAATTCCTAGTGCTATCTTATGCGGAATTTACGCCAGCTAACGTTGTTTGTAGTTATGACATCGGCATTGGTTCCGAGACAACCACACCAACCGGCACAAGCGTAACGGCTACGAATCTAAACGGAACGATTAACGTTGCTGAAAGCTATCTAGCTTATGACGATGAAACCGCTGTTGCTGACGCTACCCCCATCAAGTCGGTAACAGTAAGCACAACACAAAGCTACAGAACGGAGTTAGATGGCTTCATACTGGGTAAAAATCAATACATCCAGATAAATCAGGAAACAGAATCAACTAGCGGCAGGGTGACATTGGTAGCCCACTTTGAAGAGGAGCTTGTTTGATGTCTTTTACTGTAGATAATAAAGAGCATGATACAGATATCAGGGCTTTATTGTCTCAACAGATAGACTTGCTACAACAGATAGCAATAGCCGCCGATCCGCTTGGAGCCCTACCTGTGAGATTGATGGGTAACGGCTCGCAACAAGTCAAAGTTAATGAAGCCGGTGAGCTATTGATAAGTGATGGGCCCTACGACGCTTCGGAGTTTAGAGAGCTGGACTTAACAAATACAGCCTATAATTTTTTCGGCCCAAGGGGTCGAGAACAGTTTGTTATCACTGGCTTTCTAATGTATGGGGATAAGCAAGTCAATAGCTCAACTAATGCCACCGTAGTGATTTATGAAGCTAGCGAGTCAGATTCAACTACTGAGGATAGGATATTAGTGCAGGTCGAGGTGGGGCAAAACCAAAGCATACCTTTTCCCAATATCCGCATTCTATGCAGTAAAGGCGTGTATATTAATGCAAAAACAGACGACGATGACATTCATATGACTATCTTTGGTCATTACGTAGACCTAATGGGCAAGGGAAACAATAATGGCTAGAACACCGACAAACTTTAGTCACAACAATCAGCTTTCAACGGCGGCGGAAACACTTTACACGCCCAGTTCAACAAGTGAAAGCGGCACTATCCGCAAGCTAAGCTTTTATAACTCAAGCACAACTACAAACAGAACGGTTACCGTTTATGTGGTTGAGTCTAGCGGTACGGCTGGCACTGCAAACACTTTAGCAGTAAGAACTATTCCGCCATTGAAGACCTGGAGCTGTGTAGAAATACAGGGCGAGGTTATTTCTGGTACAATAAGCCTACAAGCTAAGCAAGATGCTGGGGCCGATGTTAATTCAAATTGCTCAGGGACTTTGGTTACATGATAAGGGATGCCGCTGAAAGTGACTTTGAATCTGTTCTTGATATGTGCGAGGAGTTTTGGAAGCACACATCTTATAGTGAGCCTTTTGAGCGTGATCATACCGCCAAGATGCTGGACATGGCTTTTGACCATGGGCTTTTAATGGTTTTGGATATTGATAGGGAAGTTGTGGGGTTTATTGCTGGGATTAAATCTCCATTGTTGGCGTCTACCCAAGCTTTAATAGCGACAGAATTGGCATGGTGGGTTGACCCAATGTATAGGGGTAACGGTGTTGGATTTAAGTTAATGAAAAGCATTGAAGATAAAGCCCGCAATATTGGTGTTAAATACTGGAATATGGCCTCTATGAGGTCGAGCAACGACAAGCACGCAAACAGAATATACGAACGTGCAGGTTATAAGCTAAATGAGACAGTTTATCAAAAGGTGCTTTAGTTATGGTGGCGACAACAGCGGGAGCGATCTTAGGCGCGGCAGCTACTGGTTCAACAGCGGGAGCGGCATTAGGCGCGGCAGGTATTGGGGCTGCTGGTTCCATAATCGGAGGCCGTGAAG